TTAATAACGTGGGTAAATATTCCACAACTCACTGGTCAGGAATGATCACACCTGCTGAGAAATCTGCACTACTTGGTAGAGTGGATAAATTAATCAGAGCTTTTAAACAGGCTCGTCAACGTGCTAACACCACTGAGGTTATCAAGAAGACTATTGGTGCGGAACTTTTTACATATATCAATGGGAAATAAATAATATCGGGTGGCGGAATAAGTAGACGCATATCACGGGTCATAGGCACAGTCAGATACATGTATCTGCAACCAAGTCTTTAATACTTAGACATAAACGCATGTGCTATGTAGGGTGTAAATCCCTGCCCCGATTTAAACCATATAGGAAGTCAGTATTAGTAGAGTCGTTAAATTTAGTATAAGTGATAACAGTATTTTGACTTCCCAATAATTAAGACACGGAGATGTTATGTTAACGCAGCGCAAAATAAAACAACTTATAAGTTATGATAGATTAACTGGTATTGTGAGAAACCGGAAAACTAATCAGGTTGTTGGTGGGCAATCCGGTAGAAAATATCCACAAATAATAATCAATGGTAAACATTATTTATTGCATAGATTAATTTGGTTGTATGTATATGGAAGTTTTCCCAAGAAAAATATTGATCATATCAATCGTGATCCGTCAGATAATAGGTTGAGTAATTTACGCAACGTATCTCAGATATGTAATATGCGAAATGTAGCAAATTTTAAGCACGGTACATCGGGCGTGAAAGGAGTAAATTTTCATAAACCCCGAAATAAGTGGAGAGCTGTAATGGTAATTAATCAAGTTAAAAAATCTTTAGGGTATTACCAAACATTTGATAATGCAGTTTGTGCAAGATTAGCTGGAGAGCAGTGTGTGGATTGGAGTGGTTGCGATTCTAATAGTCCAGCTTTTCAATATGTAAAAGAGAATATACAAAATAAACAGTCAGTAGAATCTTTAAATTTAGTATGAGTATCGAAAGATTAGTCTATTACTGTTCAGTTTAACGCTGAAAAATAAGGAGTAAATTAAATAAGATTCAATAATCCGACTGCAATGGGGGTTCAAATCCCTCTCGGCACGCCATTAAATAACACATATGTGCCGATCGTCAAATGGTAAGACTCAGTTTAACTTAATATGAAATTTTATTTTAAAGGAAACTTATATGATAACAGCAAAACTTATAATAGCTCAGTTAGGTAGAGCAATAGATTCATATTCTATATGTCGCAGGTTCGACTCCTGCTTATAAAATGAAAGGTGGGTGCGGAAGGCTATCCGCACTCACCATACTTTAAAAGGACAAAGTGGTATGGCAATGACAAGTAAATCAATTACGATTACAATTCCAGAGCAATTGGAAGAAGAACTTACAAAAGAGGCCATCAGGCTTGGGATTTCACGTTCACGATTTATCGGAAACTTACTTCTTGATTGGCAGAAAACAAAAACTAAACAATATAATGATTGTGGGAACCAAAATGATGGATGGTGCACGGAATTTGCTAATTCATGTAGAGCACCTCAACCCGAAGCTGAAACTTGCAGTGATTATTTCAAAGGAAATAACTCATGAGTTTGCAGGTGCAGTATCGCCCAAAGTCATTAAAAACTTTTATAGGAAATGAAGCTGTAATTGAAAGTTTACAAACTGTTTTACAAAGAGGAAAACCTCCTTCAGCATTTTTGTTTACTGGAATGGGTGGAACTGGAAAAACCACAATTGGTAGAATTACTGCAAGGATGTTGAAATGCAGAAAAGCAAACTTCAAAGAATTAAATTCAGCAGATGATAGAGGTATCGAAGGAATACGTAAAATCATCAGTGATATGAAATATACTGCATTAGACGGTGGAAAAAAAGTGATACTGCTTGATGAAGCTCATTGTTTAACTAAACCTGCTCAAGAAGCCTTATTAAAAGCTCTTGAAGAACCCCCACCCCATGTTCATTGGATAGTCTGTACAACAAATCCAGAGGTATTGAAGCCAACTTTTAAAAGACGTTGCCATACATATGAACTTGAATTATTAAAGAATGCTGATCTTTTTAGATTACTTGAATTAATTTTACGGAAAGAAAAAAGAACATCTGTTCTTAAATCCACTAAAGTAATTGAAAAAATTATTGAATTAGCAGATGGTTCCGCAGGACAAGCAGTAAAACTTCTCGATCAAGTAATTGATATGGATGACGCAGAGAGATCACTTGGTGCGCTTCAATCAGCAGGAACATCTGAATCTGATGTAATAAGTATCTGTAGAACTCTATGTCATTATAACATGCCAGAAAAAACAAAATGGTTACAAATTAAAAAGATGATCAAAGCATATAAAGGTGATGGAGAATCCGCACGAAGACCCATCCTTGGTTACTTGAATGCAATCATGTTGAATAATGGTGGGGATGATATATTTTTTATGATGCAACCTTTTAAAGAAAGCTTTATTAATAGTGGCACGGCAGGTTTAACTATGGCATGTTATGAAGCCGTATTTGGGGGGAAATGAATGGGTAACAAAGCTAAATTTTTAGAGTACCATAAAAACAATCCACATGTGTTTGTATTATTTAAAAAGTTTGCTAATCAGGCAAAAAGTGCAGGGTTTGCAAATTATAGTGCATGGGCAATAGTCCAACGCATCCGATGGCACACAACTATTGAAGTCAAAAGTAAAAAGTTCAAAATTAGTAACAATTATATAGGTTGGTACTCACGATACTTGGTGTATAAGTGTCCTGAATTTAAAGGATTTTTTAGACATAAACCAATAAGGGAATAGATATGGCAAAAGAAATGCGAAATTATAAAGCGGATGTGCAGATAAATCCAAATGATCTGGAACAGGAATGGCTTGAACAACCAAATTTATTTCTTCACTACGCAGAAGCTCATGTAGAAGCAATGCATCACAAGGATATTGTAAAAGCGAAACTTGAATACATCTACTCCACAATGTATTTAGAAGTTAAAAGTAAATGGAATACGCACTTCGATCAGAAACCTACAGAAGCGGCTATCAAAGAGTTGATTAATTCTGATAAGAAGTACAGCACAGCAAACCGAAAGTATATTGATGCCTGTAAAGAAGTGAATCTCTTTCAAAACATCAAGACAGCTTTTGATCATAGGAAGAGGGCTTTGGAGAATCTTGTATCACTACGTATCACAGGGTTTCACTCAGAGCCACGGAATAAATACACTAAACTCAAGGAGGGAGAAGGAAGGAAAGCTCAAAAAAGGTCATTGAATAAAGGTAATAGGGCAAAGTCCCGTTTAAAACGTAAATCGTAAAAAGTAAGGAGTACAGTTATGGGTTTAACCGAACAAGAATTAAAAGACATACTTCATTATGATCCTGAAACTGGTATTTTTCGATGGACAATTGATACTGGTCCAGTGAAGGAAGGTACAGTAGCAGGTACACAGAAAAAGAAAGATGGGTATATATCTATATGTATCAATTATAAAGAGTACGGAGCACATCAACTTGCTTTCCTCTATATGACAGGTAAGTTTTGTGACAAATTAATTGACCATAGAGATCGAATCAAATTCAATAATAAATGGAATAACCTAATTGAAACTGATTACTATCGAAATGCTCAAAATGCAAGTATACGTGATGATAATTCAAGTGGCATTACAGGAGTTCATTTTTCAAAACAATTTCAAAAATGGGTAGCACAGATATCTAAAAAAGGTAAAAGAAAACACTTGGGTATTTATAAGGATTTTGCCAATGCTGTTTGTGCTCGATTTGCAGGTGAGCAATGTTTAGGATGGTACACAGGTACAGATATAAGTAAAGCTAATGAGTATGTTAATACTAATATAAGGAGAGAATATTATGGGATTTAGGGATCGTATGGCGAAACGCAGGAGTCACGAGGGTCTTCAAAAGAGACACAATGCAGGAACTAAGAAAACTGGCGGTAGGTTTCACACAGTTTTTAATAAAGACAAAGTTCCTGAAGGAGTTAATTTCTGGATGTGTAAAGAAGGTGAGCATCTGATTGATATTATACCTTTTGAAGCAGGGGCAAATATGCCATTTGATGAACGATTAAAACCAATTACCACTGAAGGTGATTTGGATTATGTACTTGATCTATTTGTACATATGAATATAGGCAAAACTAGAATGCCTTACGTTTGTCCATTTGAAAATTTCGGTAAAGCTTGTCCCATATGTGAATTTATCAAAGCTAGCAGACTTGATAAAGAAGATTGGAAAAAATTGGTAGCCAAACACAGAGTTATCTACCAGATTTGGAACCATGACACACCGGAAGAAGAGAAGAAAGGCATTCAGATTTTTGAAGCTGCTCACTTTTTTATGGAAGAAAAAATTGAAGAGATTGCAAAGTCACCAGTGGGTGGTGGTTATGAAGATTTTTCTAATCCTGATACAGGTAAATCTCTTGCCTGGACACGTAAAGGATCAGGAATGGAAAATACTCAGTATCTTGGACACAGATTTATTGAACGGAAACCTATTCCAGATCGTATTCTTGATCAAACCTTTCCCCTCGATGGTATTGTTAATATGCACCCGAACTATGATAAGATGAAAGCTGGACTCGATGAAACATTGATTAGTATGGGCTTGAAAGCGGAAGATAAGCCCCCTACTCCTGAAGATACTTATGCAGGTGATATACCTGATGATCATGTAGGGTCTTCATTAGATAAATCCAAAAAGAAATCTAAGAGTACCCCCAAGAGAGATTCAAAAAATCGGAAGCGTCCTACTTCTCGTAAAAGGAAAAGGACATCAAAACGTAGAGGGTAATTATGCGGAAAAAGATAAGTAAAATTAAAAAAGATTTTGAATCTAATCTTAAACAAACTAAGCCAAAAGAAATTCTACCTGAGAACCTTGTACCCACGGGGTCTACAACATTCAATTTAGAATGCTCAGGTAGAATTGAGGGTGCATTTGCTTTAGGCAAGTTAGTTAATTTGATTGGTGATTCTCATTCAGGAAAGACTTTGTTCGCTTTAACTATTTTTGCAGAGTGCGCCCTAAAAGTCAGGTTTAAAGATTATAGGTTTCTTTATGATGATGTGGAAGCCGCAAATGAATTTGACTTGCCGTATCTTTTTGGTAAGAAAGTATCTGGTCGCATCGAACAAGAAATACGAAGCCGAACAATTGAAGACTTCAATGATAACTTAGCCAGAGCATTGGCTGATCCAAAACCATTCATTTATGTCCTTGACTCATTTGATGCGTTAACTTCTGAAGCTGCAATGGAAAAAGATGTAGAGAACCGACGGAAAAGAGAAAAGGGAAGTAAAGTCACAGGCAGTTATGGTGATGGTAAACCCAAGAAAGCTTCTGAAATGTTCTCCCAACGAGTTCAGGATATTGCTGACCATGACTCACTTCTTATAATTGTTTCTCAAACCAGAGATAACATTGGGTTTGGTTCTATGTTTACCCCCAAAACACGCTCTGGTGGCAAAGCTTTAAGGTTTTATTCATGTCATGAGATATGGCTTGCTTGTCAGAAAAAAGAAAAGAAGGGAACGAGAGTCGTAAACACCAACGTTAAAGCTAAGATTACTAAAAACAAATTAAATGGACGACATGGAGAAGCATATTTTCCTATATTGTTTGATTATGGAGTGGATAATATTGCATCATGTATCGCATTTCTTTTGAATGAAGGTGATTGGACTGGAACAAAATCAGCAATAAACAGTAAAGGCTTTGCTGAGAAAATGAGTTTTATTAAACTTATAAAACACATTGAAGATAAAGATTTAGAAGAAAAGCTATTTGTACAGTGTCAGGTAACTTATGATACTGTTATGGAAAATTTAAAACCTAACCACCGTAAACGTAAATATTAAGGAGAAAACATTATGCCCAGTAAAAAACAAACACCTTCAGAAATTACTGTGAAAGTAATACGCAGAACTGAGTACAGTAAAGAAGGTATCGAAATGAGCTTAACCAAGACAGTTACAGGTGATGCTGATCCATTAGAAGTAATGGATAAACTTTCTGAAGAATTAGAACTTCTTGTAACTGACAGGTTGGAAATATTTGTTGAAGATAAGTACGATGATGAAGAGGAACCCGAAGAGGAAGAGGAACCCGAAGAGGAAGAGGAACCTGAAGAGGAAGAGGAACCTGAAGAGGAAGAGGAAGAGGAACCTGAAGAGGAAGAGGAACCCGAAGAAGAATTTGAGGACGAAGAAGAGGACGAAGAAGAGGAAGAGGACGACCTCACTGAAGATGAAATAAAAAAGATGAAAAAAGCAGACCTCATCCAGTTGATTAAAGAGGAAGAACTAGAAGATGAAGTTAACCCAAAAAAGTTCAAAAAAATTGCTGATCTTCGAAATGCTGTAATTGATGCCCTCTTTGAAGACGAACCTGAAGACGATGAAGATTTTGATGACGATGATTTTGATGACGATGATTTTGATGACGATGATGAATATGACGATGATGAATATGATGATGACGAATGGGATGATGGCGACGACGAGTAAATAATCATATTAAATTAATATAAACTGCTGTGGGGCTTTTATAGTCCCACAGCTATCAAAAAGGACAATGCATGAAACGTAAAAGAATCCTTTTAGTTGATACTTCTTCAATTTTACATACGGTCAAGCACAGTGGGATCAAACAGTTAAAAAATAAAGATAAACCAACGTACATAATGTTTGGATTCTTATTAAAACTCCAACAACTCATGAAGCAAGCAAATACAAATGTTACTGTTTTTGCCTGTGATAGTGCCTCAAAAGACTCCGTAAGAAAAAAGTTATACCCTACTTACAAAGAAAGAAGAAATCAAAAAGAAAAAAGTGAAGAGCATAAGGCTCTTGATGACATTGCCTTTCCCCAATTTGTAACGGTAGAGAATCATATATTGCCCGGGATTGGCTACAACAATATATTCTCAACCAAAGGACTAGAAGCTGATGATATTATAGGTCGTATTTGTAAATCTTATTCCAATTGTGAGATTGTAATAGTTACGACTGACCAAGACATGTATCAACTCTTAACTGATTCAACTTGCATCTTGAATCCTCGTACTATGCAATTCTTTACAAAGGCTAAGTTTATTAGGAAGTACGGTATAATACCAAAAATGTGGAAACGTGTTAAAGCAATATCAGGTTGTAGTTCAGATGAAGTTAAAGGAGTTGAAGGTGTTGGTGAAGCTACAGCGTTGAAGTTCATTAAAGGAACTCTTCCTCCTCATCATAAAACATTTAAAAGAATCAAAAGTAAAGAGGGTAAAAAAATAATAAACAGAAACAAAGCTCTTGTTATACTGCCATTTAGACGTACTCCTGATTATGAAATCAGAGAGGATAGAATAAGTAAAATCAAATTACATGGTATTGCGAAAGAGTTTGGGTTCATGTCAATTGTGACAGATATTGAAAGGTGGACTCGTACTCTCAAAGGGTGGGATTAAATGGGAACTTTTAAAGATTTAACCGGCAAGAAGTTTACACGACTTACTGTTATTAAAAGAGCAAGAAATAAAAATAAAAAAGTTATGTGGGATTGTGTTTGTAATTGTGGATATAAAACAACTGTTGAGGCTTGGAGCTTAACTGCAAAACTAACTAAATCCTGTGGATGTTTAAATAAGGAAATTATAACAAAATATAAAAAAATCAATTATAACGGAAAACTAATTCCTATTACATCTCATCCTTTATTTCCACAGAACGGAATTTGTCCTGTTTTAAAAATGAATTATCATTTTGATGAAATGGTTGTGGATCATGCACATAAATCAAATGCCAAAAATTTAGGAACTAATGAGGGAACATTAATTAGAGGAGTCATTCACAGACAAGCAAACACAATGGAGGGTAAAATAACAAACTCTTTCATTAGATGTGGATTGCACAAATTTGATATTACATTACCTGAATTTTTGAGAAACTTAGCTGATTTTATTGAGAACCCTCCTTTAGTTCATAAAAAATATATCCATCCAAGTGAAGCTCCGAAAGTTCCTAAACTAAAAAAGAACAGTTTTAAAAAGATTCAAAAATTATATAAAGCCGAGTACCCCAATAGAACCAGAGTTTCTAAAAGGATGATTATGACAGCAGAGATAATCGAATTAAAATTAAAGGGAACCATTAATATGACTATTAAAGTTGGGGATAACGTAGAACACCAAGTTTATGGGAAAGGTATTGTGGACTTTATTAGTCCAAATGAACTTGCAAAGGCACCAGTTAAAGTACATTTTTTAAAACGTAAAACTTATGCGTATTTCACAGTGGATGGGTATGAGTATAAAGGCGGACCATTAAAATTAAAACACAGCCCATATAGGAGAACTTCATGACATTAAAGAAAACATACGAAAAATTAGTTAAAATTAAAGAAACAAGTTCCACGAATGATAAGATAAAGCTTTTAACACACTACTTAAAAAGCGATACGTTTAAGCGTGTTATTGTGCTTATGTATTCAGAAGATATGCACTTCAAAGTAAACAAGTTAGTAAAGTTTGCTCCATTTAAAAGTGGATTCTTAACTGAAAAACCAACCAATGAAGATTTGTTTGCATTTCTCAATAAACTTGCTATGCAAAAGGGCGCATCTAATGATGACAAAACTAAATTATCAAGACTTGCCTCCGTTGATAAAGAAACATATCATGTTGTAACAAGAATAGTAAACAAAGATGCAAAGTGTGGATTCGGAGGGAAAACAATTAACAAAGCTCATCCAAATTTATTATTCCTGATGCCTTATATGAGATGTTCAACTGCTAAGAAAAAGATGGGAAACATTGATTACAAAACTGGAGCCATTGGGCAAGAGAAAGCTGACGGGATGTTCGTCAATGTCATGATAGACGATGAAGGTAAAGTAATATTTAGATCAAGAAATGGAAATATCATTCATCAACTTGATCATTTGCATAAGTTTCTAAGCTATTGCCCCGAAAAATATAGAGATACAGTTTACATGGGCGAGTTACTTATTATGAGGGATGGTAAAATTCTTCCACGTAAAACAGGCAATGGGATTTTAAATTCATGTATTCAAAATACTGCTAATTCTGAAATGGCTAGGTGCGCTATTGTTAAATTATGGGATGCAGTTCCATATGATCATTTTTTAAGTTTACAATCTAAAGTGGGATATAAATATAGATTGGGCAGAGTAGCGAAGTTCGTACAAGCAATGACGGTGGACAAGCACCTAGTTGATTTACCTTTATTTAGTAGAATTAACTCCAAAACATTATACTCAATAGAGGAAGCCACTACATTCTATAAAAAACTGAGACAGAATGGAAAAGAAGGTGCAATCGTTAAGAACATTCATTCTAAATGGAAAGATCATACAAGTCCTGATCAAGTCAAAATGAAAAATGTATCTGACGTTGAGTTAAGAATCACAGGTTGGAAGTACGGAAAAGAAGATACACGATTCAAAGATTGCATGGGATCAGTTCAATTAGAATCAGATGATGGACTTATCAAAGTATCAGTAAGTGGATTCACAGATGAGGAACGTCTGCAAGATTGGGATCAATTCATAGGGAAGGTTGCCACTCTTGAATATGAAGGACTTATTAATGACAAAAGCAGAGCAGATGTTCACTCACTATATCTTCCACAGAATATGGAAATTAGGTTGGATAGAACTTATACAGATACTTTAAAGGATTTAAAAACAAGATGAAAATTGATATATTAATGGTTTCTCAATGATTTATCAATATTTTACTTGACTTTTTAGTGAAAGTAGTATAGTAGTACTACACATGATCACAATATTCAAAAGGAAATTAAATGAATCTATCTAAAGCATTGATCTGTTCCGCAAGGTCAAAAAGTGAACACTGTCGCACCAATTGCTTTCATGGCATTCCTCATATGCCAGAAAAAGAACGAGATGCAAATTGTAAAATTACGGAGACATGTAAATTAAGTAAAAGCAAAGGCACCATAAAAATTCAATGTAAGAAATTATCCGCAAAACAAAGAAGGGAGTTTTCAATTGAAAGCAAGTAAAGCAGATATAATTCGAGCTGCCGAATTGGGCATTTTACGTTCAATGCCAGATTTTTTAGTCGACTCTTTAAAACCGGGAAAATTGAAACGGTTATTCATGCAAGTTGGACTAATTGTTGATGGAGAATTACATCAAATCTATCGAAATAATAATGATTTTTTTACTGACAACAAGCAGGAACTGTCTGTTCAATTAGAGCGATTTGGATCAGCTTCTGAATGGGGCAATAACAAAGATGGGATTCATATATCTTCTGTTGTTTCTTTTTGTCTTGCTTTTTTAGAAGTATCTGAGTCCTTATATACCTCAAAATTAGTTGAACTCTTGACTGATATTTTAGATTATTATGAGAGAGCAGGGAATTTGAATTATGAAGATATGTGGACAGGTCAAAAACTTAATGATAGATGGAATGAAATAAACAAAGAGGATTGTTAATTGCAGGAGAAGGGTCATGTATGAAGTATATAGAAATACCACGGACACATGACTGGGATAAGAAAGGAAATTGGAATGAAAATTTTTAAATCTTTAAAAAAGAAAATGTTAAAAGCAGAAGTTAATTTATCAGAATATGATCCAACCGATGAACAAGTAACGCAGCTATTATTGACTCAAATAGAAATACACTATAGAACAAATAACGATCTAATAATTAAAGTCAAAACTCAAAAGGACAAAACTGCTATTGGTTATTATTCAGCACCTGCTTTTGGGCCTGGAGATTGTGTGACCTTAGAAGATTTAAAATTTGTTTCAGATATTTCATTTTAATATAATAAAGGAGAACAAAAATGACAGAATACGCATTTGGGGATTTAATTTCTAAATCAGGGCAGGAATTACAAACAATTTTAAAAGAAAAAGAAAAAGAACTTGAAGCGGCTATAAAAAATAAAGGTAGATTGTGTGCAAAAATACAATTCATACAAGAACAAATCAAAGAAGAAAATGATGGGTTAACCATATAAGGAGACATGATGAAACGTTTTATTACTTTATTAATTGTACTTTTATTTCCATTAACCTTATCAGCACAAGAATACAAACGATCCTCATTTAATCATTGGATTGATGCCGATAAAGATTGCCAAACAACCAGAGCAGAGATTCTCATAAGATATAATATGGGAGTACTTATGTTTAAAACAGATAAAAATTGTCTGGTTGTTACTGGAACATGGGTGTGTCCTTATACTGGAAATATGTATTATGGAGCAAAAGATTTAGATATTGATCATATCATCCCACTTAAATGGGCATGGGAACATGGGGCTTCCAAATGGACAAAAGAGAAACGAAAAAGGTTTGCTAATGATCCAGATAATTTATTAGCAGTGCAAGCGAGTGCAAATAGACAAAAGGGAGCAAAAGGATTAGACAAATGGTTGCCCTCTAATCCAGAATATCTGAATACTTATATTGCAAAGTGGTTTTACCTGCAAGTTAAATACGGGTTAGAATAATGACTACATTTAACACCGTACTTCCATTACTTCACCCAATTTGTAGAAAAGGAAAATATAGGATTACTGGTGGAGATGCAGTGGGTGGTGGTTTATACACACGAATAATTTTATTTTGTGTCTGTGGTTGTGACTTCATCATATGGTATGATCACAGAACACAAGAATCATTTACCTCTAAAAAAGAAGCATTAAATTATTTACAGAACGTAATTTGTGTAAGAGTGGAGGATTAAAATAATGACACATCATTGGACAGACTACGATCATTATGATGACAATCAAGAAGATGAACCATTAGAATTTACGGGAATTGTCAAGGCAATAACTGAGAAAGCTATTCTGATTGATATGGGTGAGCTTGATATTTGGATTCCTAAAAGTCAAATGACCTCTCCTTATGAACCTGAAGTCAAAGAGGAGCTTGATTTTGAAATTCCTGCGTGGTTAGCAGAAGCGAAGGATTTAATATGACAAAAATGTTAATGAAAATATATGCTTGGGCAGATTATACTTGGTATTATGCGGATGAAATTCCAGACATGGATATGTTTTTACAAAGTAATGGATTAAGTGATGATTATCGTACTTTGTACGTATCCACTATTCATGACCATGAAAGTATTTCAGAACAAATAAGAAAAACAATGGATGGGAGAATATAATGAGTAAAAAAGATAAATTGAATTGTAAATCCGTAGAAAAACGAACAGAGTGCGT